CTCCTTTTTTTATTAAAATTTTATTAGAATTGTAGTATCGCGTAATCGTATCTTAATGTAAGAGTAACATCGGCTGGGTCTGTAGTATTTGCCCAATCTAAATCATTAAAATTCGCGTTTACAATCCATGTTCCTTTTAATGTCCATTCCTCTACTTTATCACCAACTGGTCCCAAAACATTAATAGTTACATCCTTCTTATAAAAGTCTGTATAACCATCTCTACCTGTTACTGATTCGTGAGATAAACGAACCCATTCCATAACTGCCTGTGCTCCACTTGGAACAACGGGGTCATATAAAGTAATTTCTAATTCTTCCCATGCACCTTTACCTTTGACATATCGTCTAACATTGATGTGGTCAAGTTCGATAGTTTCAAAAGCTATTGAAGGTCTGTTTGCTGTCTTAATAAGATAAGCTGGTATTCCTTCGATGTACATGATGTACCGATTTTTCGTTTTCGGTTCAAACGGTGTGAACATTATTTCAGAAGGATCTAATAGTTCTGGCATCTTTAATCTCCAATTAAGTTTAATTCTTCAACTATAAATATCAAAAATTATAAAAATCATCATATTCATTTTTCATAGTTTTTTTGAAGTTTTATGTTTAACTTCATATATAAATATATTAAGCAACAAAAAACCCCTCAAAAAAGAGGGGCTTTTTATTAATTAAGTTTATATAAATCAAACTTATTCTGGGAAGGTTGCTCCCGTAGGTAATACCACGAAGTCTAATACAATAAACTCAGCTGTACGTGTTGGTTGAATAAATATCTGACCGACAAGTTGATTTCTATCAACTACGTCTGCAGTATTATTTGAATCATCCATCACTACTCTAAATGCGGATAAACCACTATTAGATTGTACTGATTCTAAAAACGGATTCACTATATTAAGGAATCTGTTTCTTGTTGCTGATGTATTTTGTTCAAAGACTAAGTATCTACTTGACGAAGCGATAAACTTCTTCAATTTGATTAACAGTCTACGTACATTCACCCTATCAAGTGCTGATGGTCTTGCTTGAAGTGTTTTTTGTCCCCAAACGACCACACCTTGACCTGGAAATGAAGCAATTGGATTAACTCTATCTTCATAAAGGTCATCCCTTTCTGAATGTGTTAATCTTGTCTGTGCTTCAAGTACAGAAGTCAAACCACCACGATTCAAACCTGCTGGTGCGAACCATTCATGTGCTACCTTATCCGTGTAAGCGATTACACCAGGTAAAACACAAGAAGGTGGGACCCAAACTGGTAATGATGTGTTTCTATCAACAATCTTTACCCAAGGGTAATAAGTTGCTGCGTAGTTACTATCAAGTGCAGTTACTGCTGATGTTGCACTTGCAATTGAACCACCTTGAATACCACAATCAAATACATAAAATGAATCACCTCGTGCTTCACACTTAGATATTGCGTGATTTGTTACTTTACTATGTAAACCATGAACGATACCAGGTGTTATTAACATATTGATATCAAATTCATCTGGATTACTTACTGCGTTAATTGCTTTCTTGTAAGATACTGTACCACCTGCACTTGAATCTGAACAATCAAATCCTTGTGTATTGGTATTAACAATATTTGAACCTACCAATTTTTGTACTGCTGGATTATCTCCATCAAATCCACCTTGTAATGGAACAACGAACTTTCTCTGTTTAATATGAGAAGCTGCTAATGTTATTTTTTCTGTTCCATCTGAATAGGTATCTCCGAGTGTAGATGCATCTGAGTGACCAAAAAAGTCCTCAATACTCATTGTTACATGAGCTCCACTTCCAAAAGAATTGAGAGGTGCTAAATATTGTTCAGCGTCTGCGTTAGCGTAATCATGTCCATAAGGTTCATTTGCGTCAAATTCATTCTGTGCATTTGATTGTGTTGCTTTGAACGCCCATGCGGGAGTTGCTGAATCATCACTACCAAAAGGATTCTGAATTGATGCGTGTCCCATTGGACATACATTTTTCGGTAAACTACCATCTGCAGCATCTGAAAAATCAGATACATAAATATGTTTAGACAGATTTGGCCAGTCACCATTATAAGTGAGTTTACCATTTGCGTCTATTGTTACATATCTATCACCAATTCGTCTTGCAAAGTAACCAGGACTTTCTGGATCAAAATTCAAACCATCCCATTGTTCAACGATATTATCTTTTGTCAAGTTATTATCGTTCAACCCTGTTTGTCTGAGTTGTAATGAAAATGTACCATAATCACTACCAGCAACATTTGCAGCTGTCTTTACATTCAAAACAACAATTTTATATTTGTTGTTTACATCTGAACCATGTGAACGAGTATTAACTTTAAATAAGTTATATCTTGAACCATTAATTACTTGTGATTGAATGTAAGGTGTTGATGCGTTATTGTATGTTACTGCTAAATTATGAGTTCCAGCACTTGCAGTTACTTCTGCTGTCGAATCATATCCCTGACTACTTTGTGCATATTTAAAGTTCTTATACAAATACGCTGATACTGCATTTTGACCAGATTTTTGTATTTGTGCGTCTGCACTAAATACATCTCCGATATAATCTGCACTTCCTGTATCAAAAGATACCGTATAGGTACGAGATGTTAAACTCTTTGCGCCCCAGTTACTACCACTTAACACAAGTTGGAAACTATCCCAACTACCAGTAACATTACTGGCTTCTAAATCTGCTGTTCCATCTGAACCACCTCGTGATGGTAATAGTACTGCTAGATTTTGTTTTGTAGTTGCTCCTGCTCCACTAACAAAAAGTGTTAATGAATCAACTGAATATCCTGCTGTATTGAGAACTCTAACTATGGTAACCGTCCCAGCACTTTTTAAATACTGTTCTACCGCGTACGGTGTGTAATAACGTTTATCCGTTGTACCAAAAACTTCTTCAAACTCAGGAAAACTTCTAACTACTGTTGGAACAAATGCAGGACCTTTAATAGTTGGTCCAATTATTGCTGCTCCAATATCTGCAATTCCTTGAGGAAGAAATGATAGGTCACGTTCACGAGTAAATACACCCGGACTTACGATTCTTTCTGCCATTGTTTTTCTCCTATTATTATAATTAAATAACTAATTTATTAGTCTACTTTGACTATAAGTGTCTAAGTATAAATATAAAATAATTTGCCAAACAATATGTCTGGGGAGAATTTATTTATGCAGTTTCTTCAGTTTCAACTACTGGTTCAGGTGTCGGTGTAAAAACTCCAGTTGCGGGGTCTAATGTACCTGCTCCATACTTTTCATTCAAATCCTGAACCAATTTTCGTTCAGTTTCTTGAACTTCACCGTATTCAACTTCTAATTGAGTTTCTTGAGTTTGAAGTGACTCAACCTGTTGACTAAGTAAGAGTTTTTGAACTCTTAATTGACCAAACTGTAACTGTTTTTGTTGATACGAGGTTTGTAGATCCTGTAAAGATTTCAATTCATCATCTGAGAATTTTGTCTCTTGATCAGCCATAACTTTTTCTCCTTATTATTGTTTATAACTATACTATAAATATCAAGTAAATTACCTTAATTCACTTTTTTCTTCAAATCTTCAAGTTCCGTTTTAAGAGTTTTTATACTCTCTATTAATACTGGAACTAACTTATTATAATCCACTGCTTTAAACTTTTCTCTTCCCTTCATACCATCATATTCTTTCACAATTTCAGGAATAACTTTTTCAACTTCTTGTGCAAGTACACCAACATCATGTCCCATATCTTCTCGTCTCCAATCATAATCAACACCACGAAGTTTCATAATATCGTCTAAACCATATTTTGTATCTGTAATATTTTTCTTCAAACTTATATCCGAAGCAGTAGTTGAAGAATATGCAACTACATCTGCGTCTGCGTGAAATGTTCCACCTGCAGAGAATCTAAATTCATCAGCAACATCATTAACCGAAACTTTTATCATATCGTCTGTCCCGAAATCAATAATTTGATGTGAAGAATAACCACCTATTGTTAAACCGTCATTTATAACAGATGTAATAGTTGTTTGTGCTGCTGTTGCAACTTGTCCATAAAGATTAGTTGCTCTAACACTTGAACCCGTAATAGCTCCTGTAACTTTTAAACCACCATCACTAGCACTCACATAACTTGATGGAGTACCTACGTATAACTTGTTACTTCCACTAATCATAGCTCCAAAATTTACACTATCAGTAGTTCCGACACCAATACTTGTTCTTAAAGTAGCACCACTCTCTGCTACTGGATCTGTAGAACCATCACCGACAATCATTTCACTATCAGCGAGAACAGCCATTGCAGTTACTGCTCCTGTTCCACTTCCTAATAATACTCCACCATCGGTTAAAGTTGAAGCTCCAGTTCCACCATCTGCTACTGCTACATCTGTACCACCAGCTCTATAAATAATATTACCTTCAATATTTACATCACCAGAACTTACTTTTGTAAGTGTAGTATCACTGGCATGTCCTAATTCTATTCCTGTAAATTGTGGTGAATCTCCTGTACCAACACCAATACTTGTTCTTAATGTTGCCCCACTTTCTGCGACTGGGTCGGTTGAACCATCTCCTACTATCATTTCACCATCACCAAGAACTGACATTGCAGTAATTGCTCCTGTTCCACTACCTAATAATATACCACCATCTGTGAATGTTCCAGCTCCAGTTCCACCATCTGCAACAACTAAATCTGTGATACCAGTAATAGTTCCACCACTAATATCAACATTGCCACCAACATATAAATCTCCATCCATACCGATGTTACTTGAACTACTTATCTCACCACTAGCAGAAATGTGTCCAGTAAACGTACCATTTGAACCACTTATATCGGAAAATACTACATCATCGGTTAAACCAACTCCGATTGAAGTTCTTAATGTTGCTCCACTTTCTGCGACTGGGTCGGTTGAACCATCTCCTACTATCATTTCACTATCACCAAGAACTGACATTGCAGTTACTGCTCCTGTACCACTACCAAGTAAAATACCACCATCAGTTAAAGTACTCGCTCCAGTTCCACCATCTGTAACTGGAACATCTGTTCCACCTGCTCTATAAACAATATTACCTTCTACTGATATATCACCAGCACTTGGTCTTGTGATTGTTGTATCAGATGCGTGTCCTAATTCTATTCCTGTAAATTGTGGTGAATCTCCTGTACCAACACCAATACTTGTTCTTAATGTTGCCCCACTTTCTGCTACTGGATCAGTTGTACCATCACCAACTATAAATTCTCCGTCAGCCAATACTGACATTGCTGTAATTGCTCCTGTTCCACTTCCTAATAATACTCCACCATCGGTTAAAGTTGAAGCTCCAGTTCCACCATCTGCTACTGCTACATCTGTACCACCAGCTCGGTAAATAATGTTACTCTCAATTTGTAAATCTCCAGCGGATGGTCTTGTTAAAGTAGTATCACTAGCATGACCGATTTGCAATCCTGTTATCTGCCAAGTATCAGTAGAACCTACTCCCATACTTATTCTTGCTGTATCTCCACTTTCTGCTACTGGGTCGGTTGAACCATCTCCAACAACAAATTCTCCATCGGCGAGAACAGACATTGCTGTTACTGCACTTGTTCCACTACCTAATAATATACCACCATCAGTAAGAGTTGAGGCTCCTGTTCCACCATCTGCTACTGCTAAATCTGTATCAAGACCATTAATTGTTCCACCATTAATATCAATTGTAGTTACACTACCTAAATCTGCCCATGTAATACCAGCGGCGGTTGAGTTTCCATCTACTGTACCATTCCAAGTACCACCATTTATATCTGGTGAAGTTAAAGTTTTATTTGTAAGTGTGTCGGTTGAACTAAGAGTTACTAAATTAACTTCTGCATCTTTCAATCCACCAATCCATCTATCTGCACTTACATCCCAAAGTAATGAACCAGTTTCTGCTGTATCGACATCATTTATATAAAGTCCACCATCTCCTGCTGCTGAACCAGCATTTAATGTAACTATTCTATCTCCAATATCTAAATTTGAACTTGAAACATATGTTAAATCTCCTCGTACTTCCATACCACCAGTTACAATAATTCCTGTAAATGATCCAGAGGCTGGTGTTGCTGCACCAATAACTGTTCCATCAATTGCTCCACTATCAATATTAACATTGGTCATAGCCTCATCAGAAAAATCTACAGATCCAGCTTGTTCATAAGCTCCAAGTTTAGTAACTGTTAATGTCTCTCCACTAAAAGTGAAATCACTATCGTCTGATAATAGACCATCTGCTGCAGAGAATACTACTCTACCAGCAGTTAAATCATCTAATGTTAATGAATCAAAAGTTACATCTGCTGATGTATCTATAGATTGTGGTGTAGAAAGTGTAATACTACCACCACCATTTGTAACGGTTATTTGATTAGAAGTTCCAGTTAGGGTTGCTACAGTTGGGTCTGTACTATTATCACCAATTAGTAGTTCTCCATTAGCTAAAACTGCAGTTGCAGTAATTGCTCCTGTTCCACTACCAAGTAGAACACCACCATCGGTTAATGTTGAGGCTCCTGTTCCACCATCTGCTACTGCTAAATCTGTATCAAGACCATTAATTGTTCCACCATTAATATCTACTGTAGTAACACTACCTAAATCTGCAACTGTGTTTCCAGCGTTTGTCCAGTTATTACTAAATGATAAACTTGAACCATCATCTGCACTAATTGTATCAAGTGCTATATCACCTACATTTGTAATGTTTCCTTCACTAAAAGATGTGGCGGTTGTGGATGCAATTACAAGAGTTCCATCATCCGTAATTGTGTTATCGGTAATGACCGTTCCACCAATAGTGAAATCAGTTGTGGCATCTATTGTTGTACCAGTAATTGCACGGGCGGTATCAGCACCGAGTATACCATCAACGTTAGTACCAATTAAATCTGTAGCAGTAATTGATGTGGCTGCGGATACCGTACCTAAATCTGCAATAGTTGTTCCATTAAAAGTACTATTCTTACCAAAAACGATCTGTTCTGAACTATCAGTAGTATTGAATGTTATGTAAGCATTGTCCGCTTCTTCTATAACTAATGCCGTTGCGGAATTGTCCAATATCTTAATTGAACTAGCAGCACTGAATCTTAGTGCCCCATCTCCACCTGCTGAAAGAGTTAAATCTCCAGAGATGTCAGCCGTACCATTAATATCCAAATTGGCCGCTAACTGTAATCCTGTTGAATCGGTGATAACACCGTCAGTAACAACCGTATCCCCTATAGTGAAATCAGTTGTGGCGTCTATTGTTGTACCAGTAATTGCACGGGCTGTGTCAGCACCAAGTATACCATCAATGTTAGTACCAATTAAATCTGTCGATGTAATAGATGTTGCTCCTGTTACCACACCTGCGTCTACACTAATTGTTCCGTCTAATAAAATTGCTGAACCTGCTGCTGGTTCAAGGTTAATTGCTCCACCCGAATCTAATGTTACGGTAGTACCAATTGCTTCAAAAGTTCCGTCTGCAGTAATTGTTATGTTTGCTGCTGCGGCTGCATCATCTACTGTAGTAATAGCCAATGCACCATTGGTAGCTCCACTAAAAGTAATCGTATCACTTGTTGATGGTGTCATCACAATTGAGTCGTCTGTAATAACCGTTGAACCTATTGTAAAATCTGTTGTGGCGTCTATTGTTGTACCTTTAATTGTTGTATGAGAGGCTGCTCCGATTGTAGCTCCATCAATAGTACCACCATTAATATCTACTGTAGTAACACTACCTAAATCTGCAACTGTTCTACCTGCATTTGTCCAGTTATTACTAAATGACAAACTTGAACCATCATCTGCACTAATTGTATCAAGTGCTATATCACCAACATTGGTAATATTACCGTCACTAAAAGATGTAGCAGTTGTAGAAGCAATCACAAGAGTTCCATCGTCTGTAATTGTATTATCTGTAATAACAGTTCCACCGATCGTAAAATCTGTCGTGGCATCTATTGTTGTACCTGTAATTGCTGCTGCTGTTTCACTACCAATAACTGTTGCATCAATTTCACCACCGGCAATATATGCACTTGTTGTTGGATCACCATCTGAACCAATTGTATCTATATAAGCTACTCCATCTACATATAAATCTTTCCATTGTTGTCCTGAACTACCTAAATCAAATGCATCATCATTATTAGGTATAAGAGAGGAACTAACATCAGCACTAAAACTTACATTATCAGTAGCAGCGTCTCCAAATGTTAAATTTCCACCTATTACCGCATCACCTACTATATTTAAGTATCCAAATGAACCAGTTGAAATTGTAGAGCCTGATATTGCCATAGTTGAGGTCATTTGAGCTATATCAGTTCCATTTGCCTCAAATGTAATCGTATCATCATCAGATGCTCTAATTGAGCTATCATCACTTGCATTTAAATCTATTCGTCCAGTTCCACCTATTGAAATACTACCTTGACCAGCTAAATCAATATCATCTACCCATAGTTTAGCCCACGCTGTTCCACTTGCACCTAAATCATCAGCACTATCTGAACCAGGTAAAACATTATTTCCAGCAGGATCAAGTGTAATATCTCCAGATCCACCTGCTATTATACTTAAACCATCATCGTTTGTAATTGTGTCTGCAGTTAAA